AGGGTTAGCCGTTGTGCTTTATAAGGTTGCTACGGCTCAAACAGCAGCTGAGGTAGCTATGGAAAGCTATAACAAGAAAATGGACGAGGCAAACAGTAAGATCAATGCCGAGAAGTCAACTGTTACCTCGCTTACCTCAATCATCAATAACGAAAATTTAAGCCGAGAGTACCGCAATGAGAAGCTTAAGGAGCTAATTAAGCTTAGCGATGGCACTCTTAAAAACCTCACCCTCGAAAGTATGAAAACAGCCGAGGGAAAAGCAGCCATCGACGAGTATGTTAAGTCGTTAGAAAAAAAGATTAAGATGCAAGCTTTGGAGGCTGAAATGACCGACAGCATCAAGCGTATGCAAGCAGCTAAGGATGGTGAGCTTAACCTAACAGGATGGCAAAAAACAAGGGAATACCTGGCAGCTGGGTTTAATTCGGCTCTTGGGAACGCTGCTGGTGGTGCTGCTAGCAGTGCCGTAAGGGTAACACGAGATAGCAAGGTTAATAACGACGATGTAATTAAGGCTGAAACGGAGCTGCAGAATAAGCTGAAAGCCCAGATGGAGATTATGAGCAAGGATAACAGCGGTAAGGGCAAGGAGGCTGCTAAAGCTATTATCAATGCGGAATATTGGGAGCAAGAAGTTAAGGCTGCTAAGGATGCTTTGGATAAGCTCGATACTAACTCAAAAACCTTTGCTAGCGATCGCCAAAAGCTACTCGATAAGATAGCTAAAGGCGAAGCAGAGATCAACCGAATTAGGGGCAAAAAAACAGGCGGTAGCGGTAAGACACCCGAGGACATGCTCTTCAAGATCAATGCCGATATGGATGCCGACCTGCAGAAGCAGCAAGAAAGCAGCATGGAAAAGATGCTCAAGCAGATGCAGGAGGACGACGAGCGAGCAATGGAAGAGGCAATGAAAGCTATTGAGAAGGACGTAGAAACATTCAAGAAAGCCTACGAAAACTCAATGACCACGCTTCAAAAGATGGATGCCATTGACTACGAGTATGCACCTCAAATCAAGGCGATGCGAGATGCTGGAATGGAGGACAACGCCAAGAACCTTGAGAAAAAGCGCGATGCTGAAAAGTCGGATGCAGCCACCAACGATCTTATGAAGTCGCAGGACTGGCAGCAGCTGTTCGGCAACCTCGACACCATGAGCGTATCACAGATGATAAAGATACGCAACAAGCTAGAGGCTGAATGGAAGAAGATGAAGCTACCACCAGACCAGCTTAAGGCTATCCGCGACCAGATGGATAAGGTGGACCAAACGATACAGCAAAAGAACCCTTTTGCTGCCCTCAAGGATGCTTTCAAGCAGTACGATGAAGCAACCGATGAAGCAGGGAAAAAGGAAGCCTTAAAAAAGATGTTCAGCTCCGCTGCTGGTTCGATAGATGCTTTGAAGGGTGGCTTCGATACCGTTATAGGCTCTATCCAAAATATGGGTATTGCGATGGATGAAGAGACCGCTGCTATAATGGGCGACATATCCAACCTTATGAACGATGCTAGCAGCTTGGCAAGCTCCATAGCTACAGGTAACGTAATGGGGATTGTGCAGGGTTCAATTCAGCTTATTTCTAACGCTATTGGGGCTTTTTCTAGGGCACACGACAGGAGCATTGACCGCTCTATAAAGAGGCATCAAGCGAGCGTTGACCAGCTTAAGATTAAGTACCAGGAGCTAGAGCGAGCTATCGACAAGGCGTTAGGCACGGCTATCTACGATAACCAAGCAGCCTCAATTCGTAACCTTAAGAAGCAGCAGGAAGAATATCAAGCGATGATTCGCGACGAGGAACGAAAAAAGAAAACCGACAAAGGCAAGATTAAGGAGTACGAAGAGGCCATTAGGAGCATCAATACCCAAATCGAGGACACAGTTAGCGGTATGGCCGAAGATATTCTAGGCGGTACGGTTAAGGACATTGCAGGGCAGCTCGGCAATGCTATCATAGATGCCTTTGCAGCTGGCGAAAACGCTGCTGCTGCATGGGGTAAGAAGGTGGACGATATTGTAGGCGATGTTATCCGAAAGATGCTAGTTCAACGCTTGGTGGAAGAGCCTGTCGGTGCAGTTCTGAACAAGTACCTATCGAAGTGGGTGGATAAGGATGGGAACTTTGCAGGGTTCGAGAATGTGATGAACGATGCTGCTAACATGGGTGCGGAGCTAAAGAACCTTAGCGGTAGCATTGTGGGCATTTTAAACCAGCTTCCTGCTGACATGCAAAAGCTTGTTTCGGGAACTAAAACAGGGCTATCTGGTAGCATATCTTCGACAGTTACGGAGGAAACCGCTACGCTGCTTGCTGGCTACATTAACGCCATTCGTGTTAACCAGCAGAATGCGAATAACCTGCTTAACCAGGCTATCACGCAGCTATACATTATTGCCGACAACACGAGGTTTAACCGATTCTTGGAAAACATCGACAAGAACATTGCGAAACTTTCAAGCGATAACCAGCGCGCTTTAGGCTTATAATGCTTAATATTGTATCACAGTGATACACATTCTAAAAGCTATGGCAAAACTAGGAAAGGAGCTTGCTAAGCAAGCGGATAAAAAGGGCATTTGTCAAGAGTGGTACTACCAAATGGAAGATATGACCGATAAGGAGGAACTTATCGGTCTATACCTCAAGGGTATTGACTTCTGCCTGTCAAACGAGTACCCCTCACTTGACTACATACGCAAGCACTTCGTAGGCGTGATGGAGAAGCACCACATCTACCTAGATAACGAGATACTAGCGAAAAACCCTAAAAAGCTGGTTGCGCTGGGTAAGTGCAAGGGAGCTATTGAGGTTAGCGGTTATGAAACCTCACAGCTATTCATTAAGCATGATTCTGAAATAGTGCTAGTTGTAAAGGATAACGCCTTTGTGATGGTGGATATTTTCGACAATGCCAAGCTTCGAGTAACGGCAACGGATAGCTCTAAGGTATGTGTGAATAGGTACATCGGTGCGGAAGTATTCGCTAGGAAGTACGGCAATGCGGTAGTTAAGGAGATCGAAAAGAACAAAAAAACCTACTAACATGGATGTGATATATAAGCTCGATGGCAACGATTTTAAGAAATTCGGAGTTAGGGTTGCAAGCAGCAAGGGTATAACCTCCAAGCCAAAGCCTAAAAACCCCATTTCCCAGAATTGGGAGACACAAAACGGCTTAGCGGTTGACCTTTCGAAGCGTTACTTCGAGGCTAGGGATATTGTTTTAAGCTGCTTTTTGGAAGCTAACAACTATGGCGACTTCATACAGAAGTTTAACGCTTTTACGGCCCTATTTGACACCCCAAACAGCAAGCGTTTAGAGGTGTCTATGAGCGTTGAGGATGCAGGTCGAAACTTACTGATAGATTCTAGCTTCGAAAATAGGCTAGAGCTTATAGCAGGAACAAATAGCCTATCTCTTGTCAATTCGCAGGAAAAGGCTTATATAGGTAATCGTTCAGCAAAGGCTACTAACTTTAGCCCTGCTAACGTGCTAGTACTAAATAGGGTTATTGATAAGACTAGCACCCTATCATTTTACGTCTATTCTGATTCTCAAAAAACTATATCGGTATATCAAAATCCTACTGGTACATGGAACGATGCAAACCCAAAGCTTGTTACTTTATCACCTGGGGTGTGGAATAGAATAGAATATCATCCAATAATTGGTGACTACGATAAGGTAGTTATAGCATTAGCAGAAACTTACACTAGCAGTGATGTCATATTCCTTGATGCATTCAAGCTTGAATATGGTTCAACGGCTACACCATGGACACCAGCACCCGAGGACATTGCACCGCTTCCTTTCGAAGTTTACCTAGTTGACGACATCGACCCTAAGAAGGTGTGGAATAATAGCAAGATGGTAGCCGAATTCGAGCTAAAATTAAGAGAGCCGGAACCAATCAAAAAAGTGATTAAGTACACACGAACAGGCGATGCCGATAAGACCGTAAGCATTACGGTTAACACGCCTAAGCTGCTCAACATCTATTGGGGTGATGGAACTCATACCTACGATGTGCTGGGTAGTCAAACCATAACACACAACTACGCTACGAATGGCACTTTCTACATAGTGGTGAGTGGATGCATTGACGAGATCGTATCGTTAACTACAACAGGAGCTATCGTATGGAACAAATTATAGTAACTCATTTGGATGGCAGCAGGTTGAAGCTGCAATCTAAGGAAAATGTAAGCAGGATTACCAGAGCCGAGCAGCGAGTTGAAAAGCTTGGTGTAGATACGGTTGACATTTCGGTAGAATCGGCCAACAAGCTTAGCCTTTTTGTTGGCGATAAGATTACTGTTTTTGGGCGTGACTACACGCTGAACCTACCAGCAAAGGAGCGAAAGCTATCCGAGAATAGATTCTCGTATGATATGCAGTTCGAGGGGGTTCAGTATGACCTCCTACGCTGTCAGTATAACGTAAATCTCGACACGACTGGTAACATCATACAGGACTTGAGCGGAATGTCGTTAACAGGCGACATTAAGACCTTTTTGGACGTGCTAATTGCCAACGCTAACCGCATATTCCCGAATAGGTGGGCTATTGGCACATATCCCCAAAATACCGAGACAAAAACGCTAACATTTAGCGATTCTGATACCTGCCTATCGGTGCTGCAATCGCTATGCTCTGCAGATAACTACGACACCGACTTTAGGATAGCGATTGATTCCAATGGAAACAGAACCATTAACGTAGGGGCTTCTGGTTCGGTGTACGGACATACCTTCGAGTATGGTATGGGTAAGGGGCTTTACGAGCTTTCGCGCGAAAAGGTGAGCAGCAATAACATCATCAATCGATTATTCGTGTATGGAGGTTCAAAAAACATCAACACGTCTAAGTATCGAGCCGATAGGATTTGCTTACCCACTAAGGCGAAATCAGTAAGCTACCTTGAAGATGCTGCTTCCATTGCTAAATATGGTGTATGGGAAAGCACCAAGGTATTCGAGGATGTTTACCCTCACCGAGTAGGACAGGTTAGCTCGGTTGGCTCGAACGTGTATCAGTTCATTGATGCAGCCATGCCGTTCGACTTGAACGAGCGAGACACCAATGGTGAAACCAAGTACCTACTACCTGGTCAACCAGCAAAGGTGCATTTCAACACTGGTAAGCTCGCAGGTTACGAGTTCGAGATCAGCAATTACGACCATGCTGCCAAGACGTTTACCATCATTAAGCAGACCGATTCAAACGGCTACTCGTTTCCTTCCGAAACTTTGCTAGCCTTTCAGCTGGCTGTGGGTGACAAGTACGTACTAATCGACATATACCAGCCACAAACCTACATAGATGCAGCAGAAAGCGAGGTAAGCACTAAGGGGCAGGAGTACTTAACCAAGTATTCCAAGCCTCAAATTCAGTACTCGCTTAGCATTGACAGGATGTTCTTGAAGCGTTTTACCAACGATGTACAAGGCAATATATTTTGGGTTGGTGACTTGGTGCCAATTAAGGACACCGATCTTGATGTAGATAAGTCGATACTAATTACAGGGTTCACCAGAAACCTGCTAGACGAGTATATCTACTCGCTAACTGTTTCCGAGATACCCGTGGAGGTTAGCACCATCATTCGTACCATTACGGACGTTAAGGCGATTAACAACGTGGTACGGATGAACAAGATAGCCGACCCTGCAAAAGCTAGGCGCAACTACAAGGCTACTTCCGAGATTGTAACCATGATCGAAACCGTTAAGGCAGAAGCAGCACTCATAGGTAACGACCCAGCAGCGCAATTGGAGCTTAGCGGAGCGGTAATGACAGGCAACGTTAACGGTGATGCCAATGCATTCACCGTTAGCGAGAGCGTGGTAGCTCACAACTACTATCCTGTTAACAACCATGGCACTTGGACTATTTCAGCATTTAACGCAACAGGGCTAACGCCTACAAGCCCATACACGCTATACATTAAGGCTAGCAAGTCGGCTGCTACGGCTACCTACATCCTATCGGCTACTAAGGTAGGTGTAGAGGATGTGGCAGGGTACTACATGTTCCCTGTTGGTATTCTTTCGTCAGTTATTGATGGTGCTAGAATATTCACTACTACTAAGGGCTATACGCTCATTACTGGTGACAGCATCAAAACAGGAACCTTCACCAATACGCAAGGGGAAATAGTTTTAAACTTAGACACTCGTACCTTCTACGGTACCTTCACCTTTGCGAATGGCGAAAACGTACAAACAAAGGTAACAGAGGCTAAAACAGCAGCTGATTCGGCACAATCTACGGCTAGTAGCGCAAGTTCGGCAGCAGCAGCAGCGCAAGCAGCTGCTAATGAAGCAAACAACTACATCAACAGCGTACTTCCAACCACAATTGCAGGGTTGCAAAGTCAGATTGATGGTAACATTACCTCATGGTTTTTCGACTATGAGCCTAACCTATCCAACGTTCCTGCATCGAATTGGGTTTCAGAGGCTGTTAGGGATATCCATTTAGGCGATTTGTTCTATTGGACCTCAAAAGGATATTCTTATAGATTCCAAAAGGTAAATACTACCTACTCATGGACTAGAATATCCGATACCGATGTAACTAAAGCTCTTGCTGATGCAGCTAAGGCTCAAGATACAGCAGACGGTAAAAGACGTGTATTCGTATCACAGCCGACAGATTTGGAAGCGTACGATGTGGGAGACTTATGGGCTAATGCTACTTATGGTAGCTATGTTAACGATTTGCTTAAGTGTAAAACGCAAAAGCTTGCAGGAGCTGCTTTTAATATTGCTCATTGGGAAAAAGCAACCAAATACACCGACGATACGGCTGTTAATAACCTGCAAATTGGAGGTGTTAACCTTCTCGAAAATGGCAACTTTGAGGATGGTGGTCGGCTTTACAATTTCGGATATACAAATACTGGTTCAATTGCTCGTGACACATCAACATACTATGAAGGTTCTGCTTGTCTAAAAGGTACCAACATTAATGGTAGCTCCAACTATGTCACGGTATTTACCCAAGATAGAACGGTTGGGGAAACATTCACGATATCTGGCTACGCAAAGGCCGATCAGGTATGCGATCTTACAATAGCCAGCGTTAGAAGTAATTGGGGATGGAATGCCGAGAAACACTATACGCTACAGGCTGACGCTTGGACTAGGTTTGTATTTACCTATACCATAGGCGATGCCCGAAACTTTGTTATGTTTGGAGTTCCTACTGGTGTTTTGTGGCTAGACATGGTAATGCTTGAGGAAGGAAACAAGGCAAGTACCTTTAGGCTTTCACAAGTAGATATCAACCTTTCTATTGCCGATGCAAAGCAAGCTGGTTTGAATGCTCAAAGCTCTGCCAACACAGCTAACAGCTCAGTTAGTTCACTCAATACCTACGTTGATGGAGCATTCAAGGATGGTGTAGTTAGCCAAGCCGAAGCTGCTGCTATTGATACGCTCAATAAGCAGATAAACATTGACTACGACAGAGCCATTAACGACTACAACGTAGTGTATGCTAATAGCTATCTAACTGGTTCGGCTAAAACCGATTTGCTTAACGCTAAGATAACGCTAATAGATGCTAAAACTAACCTACAGAATAGCATCAACACAGCTATTGCGGATGGTCAAACAACGCCAGCCGAAAAGGCTGATGTAGATGCCAAATTTGCTACGTATTCGTCCGCGTACAAAAGCTATCAAACTGCCCTGTCTAATGCAAATAAGGCTATTCAACAGGAGCTAGATCGGTTGGCTGGGGTAAAGGTAGATGCTGTACAGGTAGGAGGTAGAAACCTTATAAGTAATGGGGCAACCACATACAGTGGCACTACGGATGTTTATGGAGGTTACAACTTAGGGCCGTGGCATCAGCTGACTATGGAGCTTATTGTAGGGCAGCAGTACACTTTAAGCTGGAAGCAGATAAGCGGAGCAACACCAACAACGCTTACACTACGTAACTCTGGTTATGTTAACGTGCAGGAGGTGCCGATAGTATCACCTAATGGTACTACGTTCACATGTAACGTATCTGGGGTGGTAATGCTATACTTTTATGGGCCTCAAAATTCGGCTTTTAGCTTTACCAATTTTCAGCTTGAAAAGGGCAATAGGGCAACTGATTTTACGGTTGCGCCAGAAGTTACCGCAGCAGCCATAGCAGCAGCTCAAGCCGATGCTA